TTAATTATCCCATCATTATCTTTATATTTGATATAAAAGTCTGGGAAATATCTATGAATTCTATTATCAATTGGAGAACGATATGGAATTGTAATTTCTTCACTAGCCCATTTAATTATACTATCATTTAAGTCACAATACTTACAAAATTTACGTTCCCATAATGAACGATAAATGATATTAGTTGGATCTCCCAAATATTTTTCTGGATATGTCGGTTTATATTTTCCTTTATATGACATCTAAATAATTAACGATAACTTATAAAATATTTAGAGTGCCTCTAGTAAATCGTCTCCGAATATCAGACATAAAACCTATATTTACTAATCTTGCTCAAACCTCACATTATCAAATAAATTTTTCGGGTCTCTCATCAAAACTTACTAGTTATCTGTTTAATAAAGGGGTTGATTCTAGATTTATTTTTGAAGAAGCTGGATTATTGTGTAGTTCGGCATCTTTACCTGGAAGTTCTTTTGCCACTGCAGATATAAATGGTAATTTTACGGGTGTTAATGAAAAAATGGCACACACTCGTATGTTTACTCAAACTAGCGTTGATTTTTATGTAGATAGAAAATATAAAGCATTAAAATTTATAGAATATTGGATGGAATACATATCCAGTGGTTCTAAAGTCGGAAATAACCAAAAAGGATATTTCTTTAGAATGCAATATCCAGTTTATTATAAATCTGATTCAACCACTATCGTTAAATTTGATAGAGACTACAATAATATTTTAGAGTATACTTTTTATGGTTTATTTCCAGTAGCATTAGATGCTATTAATGTTTCATATCAAGGATCTGATGTTTTGAAAGCTACCGTCACATTTAATTATGAAAGATATGTCTGCGGTTCTCCTTCATTTGCATTACCATCATTTAACCTTCCTTCATTTTCCAATTCCACAGATGGACCTAGATTAGTTCCTATTCGTGGGCAAACTGGAGTTGTTTTTTATGATTCAAATAGAGATACTAGAACTAGTGCAGAAGTTAATGGAAGATTTTTTGATTCGCAAGGACGACCAATTATTAACTAAATAAATTACCTGAGGTTTCGTAAAAGATTATGCCTTTACCAAAAATTAATACTCCGACATATGAGTTAGAGATACCATCAACAAATAAGAAAATAAAATATCGTCCATTTTTAGTCAAAGAAGAAAAAATACTCATTATTGCTATGGAGAGTGAGGATCCAAAGCAAATAACAGATGCAATTAAAACTGTAATAACTAATTGTGTTATTACAAGGGGAATCAAAGTTGATGATTTGTCAACTTTTGATATAGAGTATCTATTTTTAAATATTAGAGGTAAATCGGTTGGTGAAACTGTTGAAGTTTTAATAACTTGCCCAGACGATAATAAGACGCAAGTTCCAATTAGTATAAATCTAGATGATATTAAAGTGGAAGTAAATGAGGATCATTCTAAGGATATCAAATTGGATGAGAATACAAGTATTAGAATGAAATATCCTTCCATGTTGGAATTTGTGAGAAATAACTTTGGATCTGGTGATGTTACAGTTGATGATTCATTTGATTTAATTTCTTCTTGTATTGAGCAAATTTATACGGAAGAAGAGTCTTGGACTTCATCAGACTTTACTAAAAAAGAATTGCTAGAATTTATTGAGCAACTAAACAGTAAACAATTCAAGCAAATTGAAAAATTCTTTGAGACCATGCCAAAGTTGTCTCATACCGTTAAAATTAAAAATCCTGAAACTGGTGTGGAAAGTGAGGTTATTTTGGAGGGACTAACATCTTTTTTCGCTTAGCAATGGCGCATACTGACCTTGCGTCATACTTCAAATTAAATTTTGCTCTAATGCAACACCATAAATATAGTTTGACAGAGCTTGAAAATATGATTCCTTGGGAAAAGGAAATATATGTAACATTACTGCATAATTATATTGAAGAAGAAAATTTAAAGCACCAGTCAAATGGCTGATTTACCTCAAACAAAAACCAGTAATATCATCCCAATTTCTGGATCATATCTGTCTGCCAAAAACAGAAAAAAATTATTTGAAAAAGGTAGTATTTCTTCTTTTGATTCTTCTATTGGTGGAGGAATCATTCCTATTAGAAATAGTAAAAATATAGAGATTTTATCAACTAAGGTTAATTCTGATTCTTCGGCAATTAATTCTTTACAAGAACAAGTTGCCAACCTAAGTGCAAAGAATATACAATTAACTTCAAGTTTATCTGCAGTAAATATTTTACAAAGCCAGATAACCATATTAAGAACATCCGTCAATAATCTTGGTTCTACATTACAAGAAATAGGCACTTTAATTAATAATGATTCTCAACTAGAGATTCAAAAAGATAATCAAGAATTGGAAATTGAAAGAAAACTATCCCAAAGGTCTATACGAGAAGGAAAAGAGAGTGAGTTAGAGAAAAAAATACAAACAGCACTACTTACTCCAGTTCAAGAAGTAGGAGGAAGAGTGCAGGGTGTGCTTGGATCCTTGATGGGATTTTTTGGAAATTTATTTCTTGGGTGGTTAACAAATCAAGGCATAGAAGCATTACGTGCAAGTTTTAGTGGTAATAAGAGAAAACTAGACGATATTAAAAATACCACAATATCAAATCTTGCGATCGTTGGTGGTATATTTTCTGCGTTTAAGTTTGGTATTGGGGGAATTATTTCAACAATAACTAGATTATCTTCTACGGTTGGAAATCTTATTATTGGAAAAACAATTAGTTCATTATTTGGAAATCTTTTAAAATTTATACCTGGAGTTAAGTTACCATCTCCAACTAATCCAAGTGGTAATCCTAAGCAGAGTGGTGGTCCTGCAGGAGGACTTGGAACTTTGTTTGGAACTGCTATGGAAGCCTTGCAGGGAAATGTAGGAGAAACTATATTGGGAGGAGCAGCATTTCTTCCTGGATGGCCAGGTGTAATTGCTAAAGGTGCTTTTTGGGGAGAGCAAATTTTAGATGCATTTGGAAAAGGAGTAATTCCAGAAGGGCAATTGCAACTTCCTAATATTGATATAAAAAATTTATATTCAACGTCCGAAACTTTTTTGAATTCTGACTCAACTTCTACAAACTTTTTAGATACTATAAAACCTATTCAACTTCCCGATTTTACAAATTTGTTTAAATCGTCTACTACGCCAATAAATTCTTCCACCCAACAATCAAGTTCTTCTTTAGATACAACATCACCACCTAATCAAATTTCCCAATCATTTAATATTAAACCTCAAATTTCGTTATCTCCAGAAATGGCAAATGTTGCATTCTCTCCAGACAATATATTTTCATCTAATTCTTCCGCAAATTATAACTATAATTCTGAAAGTCTCATAGATTTTAGTAAATCACCGTTATATGGTAGAGTAAAAATTAATATAGAAGGACAAGATCAGCAGGAACAAATAAATGATATTAATAAACCTACTTTATCATCAATTCCAAGCAAAGGAATGCAAACACTTCCATTTGACATTAAACCAGAACCAGAACCAAAACCAACCATAGTTTATCAAAAATCCTCAACAAAACAGTCTGGGGGAAATACAATGCCATTGAAAACTGGAACAGCAACAAACGTTCCGATAATAGCATCATCAAATTCTGATAATATCTATACATTATATTCTCAAACAAACTATAATGTAATAGTATAAAAAATTATGTTAAAACCTTTAATAAACACTAGGAATATTATAAATCAAACTAAACCAATTAAACGTGATATTAACAGGATAAATTTAATTTCTACAAGAATAAAGTCTTCATTGTTAAGAAAAAATAAGTTTAAGAGAGACTCTATTTCTAAATTTAAGTTTTTACAATCAAAAAGAGATCAACAAATTAGAAGAAAAGAAAGGGAAGATATTTTAGAATCTTCTGGACTTTCTGGATCAACAAGAAGAATACAAAATGTTGTATCTAAAAGTACACGGGGATTTTTAGGTAGAATATTAGATTTTATCGGAACATTATTGGTCGGTTGGTTGGCTAATAATCTACCCAGAATTTTTGAAATGGCATCCGAATTAAAGGGTAGAATTATAAGAATGACTTCATTGTTGGGGGAATTTAGTCAGAACTTAATCAGTACTTTTTACAATTTCGGACAGTTACTGGGAGCATTATATAAAAATATTTCTAATTTTGATTTTTTTGACACCTCTGGTAGAGTTAATCAATCTCTTCAAGAATTGCAAAATAATTTTTCTTTAATGGAGCAGCAATTTAATGAAGGAATTGAACTTCTTACGACTTCTTTGAGTTCAAGTCTTACTCCATCACCATCACCCCAACCATCACCATCTCCCGATTCTGAAACTGTTCTTCCAGATTCACAATCTGCAGAAATGTATCGTATTGCTGCTGCTCTTAGTACTGAAGGTAGCGGAAAGCAATCAGTTGTTGACATGATGCAAGTTGTAGTAAATAGAAAAGCAACTGGAAGATATGGATCAACATATACTGAAATTCTCGCTGCGCCAGGTCAATTTGAGGGAGTAAAGAAAAAAGGTTATTCTGGATTTAGAAAAATACAAACATTAAAAGATGCTGCCAGATGGTCTGGTCAATCTGAGGCGGCTTTATCAGAAATAATCAAAAATATTCAAGATCCTTCATTACAATCTAAAGCAGCTTCATTTGTTGGTGGTGCATTGGAATTTAGAGGAAGTCCTGCAACAGTTAGAAAAGTTAATAGTGATGGTGATCCTTCTAATGATATTCAAGCAGATGCCAAAGGAATTATACCAGGATCTGTTTGGCGAGGAGGAAATGGCGATAATCAATTTATAACATCAAATCCTCCTGGTGCTATACCACTTCCAGTTCGCAAGGAAGGAGCAGCTCCATTTAATATTCCAAAACCACAAAGACCTCAAACAAATTTACCAGCAAACGCTCCTCAGTTTGATCCAAGTAAAAGATATAAACCAGGAGATATTTTAGATAAAACAATTAATAGGGGAATTGATTATGCTCAAATTGGAGATATTATTGGTGCTCCAAGAGGACTTGGTAGAAAACATGCTGGAATTGATATTCAGTGCCCATTTGGAACCTATATAGCGTTAAAACTTGATAGTGAAGTAATTTTTGCTGGATGGGAAAATCCAAATAATCATAAGCAAGGATATGGGCAAGTTATTGATTTGTGGGTTCCTCAACTTGGTGTTCAATTGAGATTTGCACACTGCGCTGGATTTTTAATTACTTCCGGAACAATTCCTGCTGGTAAATCTTTTGCAAGAGTTGGGAGTACAGGAAACTCTACTGGTCCTCATATTCACTTTGAATATAGTAGAACCAGAAATAAGTCTGGTTATGGTAGTGATGGGGATCCTTCTCCATACGTTCCTTATATTTTATTGACTAGTCAATCTAATGCACCATCAACTCCATCAACTCCATCAACTCAACAAGTAAGGCAAACAAAAATTTCATCTGTATCAACAGAACCGATTAGTTCCGAAATAGCAAGTGTGGATTTAATCCCCACTCAAAGAAATCCAGAACTAATGTCAAAAATAAATTATTCTTATGATACAGTGAAACCAATAAAAAATGGTCAAAAAATCATTGTTGTTGATGATGTTCAAGAATCTTCTCCTCAGATTGCATCTGTCGGAGGATCCCAAGCATCTCCTATAATTGTTTCATCAAATTCGTTAAATAGTTTTATAAAAAGTAAATTGTTTTTGGACTTAGCATATACCTAATGGCAGCAATAGATAAGTCAATCTATGAAGAAATATTCATAGAATCTACAGACAAAAAAAGAACTATTGA